GTTCCCCCCCACACTTGCTTGCAAAAGCCGTAGCTGCTATTGAGCTACGCATATTACGGAGTATACAGCATGCCCAAATCAACTCTAGTGGGACATTATTACGATTGGATCAATACTGGTCCGACCGCAGCCCCACCTGAGCCCGTCTACGCTGCCCTTGAAGGTTTTGAAACGAAGCATATGCTTAGTTTTAATAATTCAAAGTCTTGGCGTGACGGAGCCTACCGTGGTGGATCGAATTTCGATCTTATCAAAGAAGGCTTTGGTTGTGATCCCTCGTTCAACGTTAAGTCGTATCGAGGGGGTCAATGGCGTATCCCTGGTTATATCGGAAGATATACCGCGACCGTCCCTGACCTAATAGACTCTCTTCCGGATCTTCCAGATCTGGGAGGCTTTGGGCCGGCTGCGATCAATCGATCAAAGCCGGATAAGCCCCTTTTTAGTCTATTAAATGCTGTATATGAACTCCAGGATGTGCCAGCTATGCTTAAGCATAGGTTCGAGACATCTGGCCTAGCCAACGTGTCAAATTTTGATTTGGCCGTTGAGTTTGGCTGGATTCCTTTGTACAATGACATAAAGAACTTTTTTGCTTCTTTTAGCAAAGTACAGAAGACTCTGGCACAACTTGTGAGGGATCAAGGACGACCAGTGCGTAGAGGTACTCATCTTAAGGATGAAGATATCGCTACGTCCACGACTATAGACGAATATGATACCAGTCTTCCGACTGATTTAAATCCTATTCAGCTATTCCAGTTTTATGCTGGCGGTGGTCATGTACTATTAGAAACGTACAAGTACCAACGAGTCTGGTTTAACGCTCAGTATAGATACTGGTTGCCGGATGCGGGAGCTTATCCCGAACCAGCACTCTGGTACCAGGACATGATTCGGCGCCTTTATGGCTTTCGTTTCACGCCTAGTAATATCTATAAGGTTATTCCATGGTCATGGTTCGTTGATTGGTTTGCGAATGTTGGTGATAATTTCGCAAACCTCGACACAAATGTTGTCGATCGCCTAATCATAGATTATGGCTATCTAATGCGAACCGTGGAGTATGGTACGCGCTTAACTGCCTCTGGCCAATTTTGGACAGCGAAAGATTTTGCGCAAACCATTACTGCGTCCTCCAGGAAGTTCCAAGTACGCAAACAGCGCCTTGGAATTGATTCTCCGTTTGGGTTTAAAGATCATTTTGATAGACCCTTATCACCATTCCAGCAAGAAATCTCTGCAGCATTAGCCGGTCAGAGACGACGAACTGGTTCTCACGGAGGTTGACAATCCTGTTGACCTCTTCACTAATCCCTGTGTTACCACGTCGGATGACGTTATAACATGGGAAGGAGCTTCTACTATGAGTATGCCTGATCCCTTGCACGTTCTGCTTCCCACTCCTGAAGACCTTCCGAAGGTCTACAGTCCTGAGGGCAGTTCGGTTTATCGCAAGGAATTCGACGATGGCGGTACGTTCAAATTGACGTTCTTTCAGAACGGCAATGCGAAGCGTGCTCGTCACCTCGCTCGAATTGACATGACGAATGTTCCGGACCCCGTTACAGGGGCAGTCGCTTCGGCAGCTATCACGCTGACGATCGACGAACCGGCTTCGCCTGTCTTCCAAGATTCGAACCTCGTGGGTTATACCCATGATGTTCTTTTTGGAACGTTGTCTCAGACGGGCATTCTTGCTCGTATGATCAACGGCGAACTGTGATGGAAGAGCTTTTTGATCTTCTATCTGATCAGGTTAAAAAGGAAGACAATGTCTACCTTCAAACTGGTCTTGCAGTTCTTCTCCTTCTTGGACGCCTCGGTTATGCTCATTTTGCAAAAACCAAGGTAGACGAGATTGAGAATCAGGCATCGTAAAAGCTACTGCTCTAATAAGTAGTAGCCGGTAGACGGTTTAGTGACCCTTTAACTAAAGAGGTTACTAATGAATCGACCGACCATGCTCATTAGTGCTCTCATCACTGACGTGATGATGCAGCACAGCTTACCTGCAAGCAAAGATCTCGAAGTTATTCGAGATCGAGTGAGAAAAGAGGGGCTTAGTTTCTTAACTATTACCCTCCCACAATTGAGTACAGCTTTGGAAACTGGACTCGAACGTGGCTTTCTACTTCGTTCTGATATACCTGGTTTCAGGCATACAAAACGGTCCGCGCTCCCTTCATTTATGAAGGGTTTGTGGTTGAAAGTATTCTCGCGAGATGGTTCGCTTCTATCATCTGTTGATAGCGACGCAGTATTTGCTCTCAGACAGGTCTTCTGTTTCTTTAAGAAACCGAAGAGTCTTTGTTCTGATAGCAGAAATCGTGCCGCTTTACGGAGATTCCGTAAGATAGAAGAGGAGCTGGCTACCTTTGATGATATTGCCTCTAAAGAGGACCCTATCATGCGTCGCATTTCTGATATCCTCTGGCAACGAATGTTCTGTAACATTCATCCAGAGGCTCTCATATGCCGACACGGTCCAGGCGCAACTTCTGAACGCAAGAGCAGAAACTCTCGCTTCAAAATAACGCATTGGAACGAAAGGAGCCAAAATGAGTTTCCTATTGATATACATTGTGTACCAAATTTTGGGCACTATGCGGATCTACAGGACCTCACTCTTCTTCGTCCAGAAAATGAACTTCCTGTTAGGGTGGTTCAGGTCCCGAAGACGATGAAGACTCCTCGCACAATTGCTATAGAACCTAGTCATGTTCAATACATGCAACAAGGTCTATTGTCGATGGTTGTTCCAGCCATCGAGAATCATGAGCTGACTAAGCATTCCGTGAGGTTTGCTGATCAGTCCCATAATTACAATAGTGCGCGAAGAGCCTCTGTCGATAGGCAGAGAGCGACACTAGATATGAGTGATGCTTCTGATCGAGTCCATAATGGCCTTGTTCAGAATATCTTCAAAAATAGTGCGTTATTACCATATCTACAATCTTGTAGATCTGGTAGTGCTCTACTTCCTGATAGCAAACATCCGCTTACTTTGCGGAAGTTTGCCTCGATGGGATCAGCTATGTGCTTTCCCGTTGAGGCTATGGTGTTCTACACGCTTATCCAAGTAGCACTCCATTACTATCATAATGAAGTACCCTCCTACGGCTCGATCAAGCGATTTTCTCGCGTGATCGATGTGTATGGTGACGATATTATCGTTCCTACATACAGCAGGCGGATAGTCGAAACTTGTTTAGAGGCGTTCGGCCTCAAGGTCAATCGAAATAAGTCCTTTTCTGAGGGCAAGTTTCGAGAGTCCTGTGGTGGTGATTTCTATGACGGATACGAGGTTACCCCCGTATATATTCGTCATATCCCACCTCACAAGTTAGACCATTCGAATCTCGAGATTTTCGAGAGCCTGGTGGCAACCTCTAATCAACTCTATTCGAGAGGATTATGGTTATCATGTCAAGCACTAAGAAATCTCATATCAAGCTCATTGCCGAGGAAATGGAATGTTCCGCGTTCACAATATGTGACTGCGGGCATTCACTTCACCTCAGTAATGTTCACCGATGTGACGAGGTGGAACGCCTCGTTGCAATGTCTAGAGAGTCGGAAGATTTCTCTAGCTTCGGTGAAGAAGCACGACCCGTTCTTGTCAGGCTCTGCTATTCTAATGGCAGCGCTTCGGAGCAACCCGTCGCCTTATGGCGGCTCTTTGCTTCGTTTAGACAAGGTACGGTCAAAAACTACTTACTTTGGAATTCCCAATGGGACGAACGTTCGTGTTCTATCGAACGGTATCTCATATGGGGTAACTTGTTTGTTAACAAGTTATGTCCTCAGTGTAGTAGATAGTTGTGCCTCTAGTCTCGATATTGATTCGAGCGTGAAGCGCGG